CACGGATAGCATCATCCCCCGCCGCGCGCGCTGCCGCTTCGAGATCGACACGGTCGTTTGACGGGTCCCATGATCCTGCACCGCTGACGCCGAGTTTGACGTAATATCGGCGGTTATCCGGATTTGGGTCTTTATAGGGCCATGCGATCGTATTTTCGGGAAATGACAGATCGGCATTCATCAAATCCTTTGTTGCAAAGACCTTGAGCTGGATGCCGTTTATGGCTTTCAACGTATCGATTGCATTCTGGATCGCCGCAACTTGTTCATTCTCCGTTGGAAAATCCGCTACCAACTTTCGCAGCGACGGTATCTGAGAACCGCCGTCGCCGACATCGATCATCGCCGTCGCGTCTGCCGTTAAAAATGTGTGCAGCAATGATGAGTTAGCTGCGATACTCAAGAGGGATTGTGCAATGGTCATAAATGTCCTTTTACGGATAGTTGTGTTCGTCGCCGATCCAGTCAGGGCTATGGCCGGCGTTGTTCCAGGCGCGCACTTGGAGATAGCAATTGTTCCAAGGCCCGCCGTCGTTGATCTGGTCTTCCGGGTAATAGGTGAACGTTCCCGGATGGTCTGGTGTGATCGCCACCATGTCGACGACGCGCGTCCCCCACACCGCCCAGTCGTCGTCTCCGTGGCGCCTGGCAATAAACTGGATTTCGTACCAAAGGGGAGGCCCCCACCATGTGTAGGTGATGGGATCGACAGCAAACTTGTCCCAGTCACGCGATGCCTTCACATCCCAGCAATTAGCGGGTGCGGTTTCGGCAACGCCGTCGGCATAGAAGCGCACTGGAAACCACGGGCCGGTGCGATCGGAGGCGTTGCGGGCGCGAACCCACACTTTCACGACCCCGACATCCGGCCACGCGAAAGTGTCGATCGAGAAGATGCGGGTCAAACCGGTCTGCGTCGGACGAAATGTGCCGTAGGTTCCCGAATGCTGCATCACCTGATATTTGGTTTCGAACGATGCTGCATCTTCGGCGCCTGTGACCGTGAAGGTCGCGCCGAATTTTCCGCCGGCAACGACCACGCGCTCGACGATCGCAACGGCGGTGATGACCAGCCGAGATCCGCCGACCGGATCAATTTCCGGCGGCACCGTGCCGATATCGGCCGTGTAGACAATCGGATTGTCGATGAATGCGCCGATGGTGGCGTGATAGCCGCCGGGATCAGGACTGGCTTTGGCGATCTTGATGTCGCGCGGTACCAGATTGCCGACACCGATGTGGCATTGAGGTCGGTCGAGCTGCTGGCCATCGGCATCCCAAAGCGGCCAATCGCGTGGCTGCGTTCCGGCATAGCGGCCGAGAAGCTGAGCCACGCTCGTCAAGCGGATGGTCGCAAAGCCTGTCCAAGCGCCATTATCCACCACATCGAAAGTGACCGGTCCATAAACGCTCCCGTCCGGTGCGGTCATGTAAACAAGGTTGTCGCCTGCAGCACCTTCCGGACGGCTCCAGGGCTCCGACAGCGTGAGGATGTCCTGGTGGATTGTCTGTCCGCCTACTACGACAGTGATGCCCTGTTCCAGCGTGTCCGCCGCAGCGCTGGCGCCATACTTCGCCGCCCAATGGGTAAGCAGCGCCTTTTGCCCCGGCAGCGCCAGCGTTCCCTCGCGATTGGTGACAAAGCCGGGCACGACGCGGCGGTAAAATCCGTCGTAGAGCATGAACATGCCCTCGCGCCAGGCATGGGCGCGATCGGTGATGCCCGGAAATTGTATCTGGGACGCTGTGTCGATGGTCTTGGTCGACCAAGGCAGCTTGCACAAAACCATCTTGTCGGTCCATGTGACGGCATCGCGATAAACAACGACCAACGCGTCCATGGTCTGATCGGTGGTCAGCGTGTAATCGATGTTGAAGCTGCCCGAGACCATGTTGAGCGGCGAATAGGCGCCGCCGTCATAAACGGCTTTTGCTTCATCCCGCATGAACACAATGCGGTCGCCGATTGGGATCGGCTTGCTCCGGCCGACCTTCAACACCGGCTCCAGCGCGTTCTGCCATAAGCTCTGGCGCTGATCGAAGACGTAATCGAAATGGTCGCCGCGCGCTTCCCATGTTGGGTCGAGCGAACCCCAAAGTGTAGCAAGATCGATCTTGGCATCGGGAAGGCCCGCCGCGTCACGCAATAAATAACTCGCAGCAGCAGCAATCCTTCGGGTGGGAACCGGTTCACTCCAAACCTTCATTACCGGGTCGTATTCCGGCAGCTTGCGCGTCGCGATCACGCTGACGTTTGACAGCGCGTTGCCGTTAAGACTGGCAGAACCGGTGGCACGGATCACGATGGTGGTCACGTCGTCATAGACGAGCTTTGCCGGCATGAAGGTTCGAACCGCCATCCAGGTCAGCGTGTCGGAAATCGCCGTGTCGATCGCTTTGGCATTGGTGCGCTTGCCGTAGAACCGCCACCGTCCGCCGTTCGGAAGCACCGCCTCAAAGGTGCGTTGAACCGGGCTCTTGGTGCTGATCTTCAAAGTCTGATCGACCAGCGGAATGTTCGCGGCGATCACATTGTCGCTGTCGTCGATCTGATCACCATAGAAGCTGAAGCTCACCTCGGCCGGATCGATACGCCCATCCGATAAAAGCTTCATGCAGTTCGCCATATAGATGTCGAACTGGACCTTGGTGCCGCGCTTGCCCGCCTTCATGCCGGTGAACGGGCCGATGGCCTTATAGTCCTTCTCGTTGGTGCCGAGCATTTCGATGCCTTGCACTTCGGAGGATGTGACGACGTCGTCGTCTTCGATGATGGTGATCGGCGTTCCAGGCGGGCAAACCTCGATTTCGGCGTCGCCGACGAAGGCTAACTGCACCGCGCCGTCTTTCCAGATTACGGTGTCGCCGGCGCGGATTTCGGAGATGTCGTAATCGCCTTCGCCGCAGGTGGTAATTTCTGTGATCCGCTGCTTGTTGTTGACGAAGTCGAACCACGCCGAACTGATCATATCTAAGGTGATTTTGTTACGGCCGAACCCTTGCGGGACTGGAGCATCGAGCCGTGCGATGTTCGATTGCGCCGACAGCGAATAGGTCGGGGACGTGATGTTCGGCGCCGTGTACTGCTTGGGCGACGGTAGCAGCGACGACACCAGCACCTGGCCGCCGGCGAAAATCACGGCTGTCGCAATTTGGGTCAGCGAAACGCCGAAGGTTGCGGCCCCCATCGCCATAGTCTCTGGAAACGCAACGGCGAGCGCCGTAGCCGCCGTAGATGCGAGCTTGGCCAAAACCGCGGCGATGGCCGAGGCTTCTGCGCCGGTACCCGGCAATGTGATAAAAGCGGCGGTTTCGCCCTCGCCGAGGATGGTAGCGTCCAGGCGCGACGGATGGACGTAGATGTCGGCGGCGGTGTGGGCGCCTTCGGGCATGTCGTTTCGCAGAAAAACTGTGCCGTAAGGGACCTTTAAGCCGCTTTTTTGCAGCGCTTCCGCCGCCGAAATCCCGGCCGGCACTTCGAACCGCCGGGCGCCAAGTGCGGGCATCGCCGGAAACGGAAAATAGGCAACATAGGCGCTCATGCGATCGCCCTCGGCCGCCAGAATTCCAGCTTCGACCAGCCGTTCGCCGGCATCACAAATAAGGGATCGAACCGCACGCCGTCGCCACGCGCGCTGTGATGGATACCACCGCGGTCGACGTCCCAATAGACGCCGATATGGTTGGGGTTGGTCGGACTGAACATCTTCACGACGTCGCCGTGGCAGGGATCGCGGTGCGGTTCCCAGGTGCCGAACAGCGGGTGGTTACGCATCGCGCGCGCAATCGACAGACTGCTGTCTTCGTCGATCGCGATCATCGGAATATCGCGGCCCATCACGACGCGCTGCCCGGCCTGTGCCAGGCCCCAGCAGCAATAGGCATCCGGACCCGTCGCACCCTTGAGCCAAAGCTTACCAATAGTCGCGTTTACGAACGCGACGGCAAGCGCGATGCTGTCGGCGTCAGCGATCAAGGCCGGGATACTCCAGAGCGGTGTAAGTCTTTGGCGGAAACGGGGTGTTGTAGAAGGTCTCGTAACCGGCCTTCACCGAGGCGTGCGTTTCGGTGGCATTGGCCGAGTTCGGCGTCAGGCCGTCCATGATCAGACCCGGCTTGGTGAGGTCCGACGCGAGGAACATACGATAGGTCAAACCGACCTTGTATTGGCTGTTCGCCGCCGCTTCGAGATATGGCATCAAGATCGCTGAGACGTTGTCGATGTCGAGTTGGGCGTCCGGGCTGCCATCGCTGCCTTGATCGGGCAGTTTTGCCTCGAAGGCGAGCGCCGTGAAGGTAACCGCCTCACCGCCGTTCTCCGGTGCATCCGCCTCCAGCACCGCATCGAGATCTTCGTGGTCACATACGACGCGCAGTACCGTGTGATTGCCGCTTTCGTCGACAAAGGCAGGGTGGCGAAGCTCGATCGTATGCAGCGCGCAATTATTCGGATCGGTGGAGATGAAGTACTCCTTGAGGTCATCGGTGGCGCCAAACTCAGTCATGGAGATACCCCGCGGCATTGCGAAGCCCGTCGACAACGTTTTGCCAAGCGCCGGCGAGCATTGCTTCGAGTTCATCGATGCTGAGATCGGTGCCGTTTGTCAGAATGGCTGTCGACAGCGCATCACCGGCGAGCGGCCGATACGACATGGTTTCGAGTTGTCCTCGCACGATCCAGCCGTCGCCGTTGATCTCGGGTTCATAGGTGCCTTGAACAACGCGGACCTTCATCGTCTCATAGCTGGCGCCGCGAAACACTTGCAGACTGTGCCAGGCGTAGACGCCGCCGGTTTCCTCGGCTAAGCCGTTGAAGATTTCAAACTCCTGGTTGGTCATCGGCCACGCCACCGTGAATGTCGCGGGGGCGTTGCGGAAAACGCGAAACTGTTTGGCCGGACCTTGCGACATATCCGTCCGCTGAAACGGATCGGGCATTTTGATCGCATAGCCGTCCGAAAGCGGGCGGTAATCGATCAATCCCTCGGGAATGAGCGGATAGAGCGTTTCGGTCATCGCACCACCGACGTTGCAGTCGTGGTAGAACTGATAGCGGCGCCAAGCGGACCCTGGCGATTGGAAATCCGCCCTGCCAAATAGTTTTCGAGTTCGCGCGACATCGTCGCGACGGTGTCAACGCGACGGCCACCGTTTGGCGTCGTCGTTTCCTTCGTTTTCAGCTTGATACCCGGGGCTTCGTGGGTGTGGAATTCTACCGGAGCTTGGTTTGCTGCCGCGGCAGCGCCGGTGGACGGCAATGTTATCGTGACCGGGCGCGCCATTTCGGAAATATACGCGACAGCCCGCTCGGCAGCGTCCGACCGCCCTGCCTGTACTTCGGTTTGGACGCGTTCGCCGCTCTTGGCGATGATCGGGACTTCGCCGGTCTGAAGCCACGGCAACACGTCGCCGCCGCCGTGATAGCGCTGGGCGCCGTAGAACACCGCGGCAGGCACCGTGCGAGTGACAGAAGGGGATCCCGCGATGCCGCCGGTATGATGTTCTCCTGCCGATGTTCCAAACAGGCTGTCGAGACTACTAAAGGCGCTGTCGATGCCGTTAAGCGCCATGTTGCCGACAGCGTTGAAGCTCGACGCCAGATAGCGCTGGTAGGCTATTTTCGCGAATTGCTGTTCGGCAAAATTGGCGAGGTCTTCGAGGCTCGATTTGCCGGTCGTGGCGAACTTGACGAAGGCGTCTTCGCCGGTGCTCGCCCACCCCGTGATGAAAGCTTCGCTCTTGCTCGCCCAGTCGGCCTGCGAACGCGTCAGTTCCTGGTTTGCGCGCTCGATGCCGGAAGCCCAATCGGTGTGATTGCGCAGGTTGTCAGCATAAAGGTCGTCGCGCTTTTTTCCCAGAATGAGGGAAAACTTGGAAAAGTTGGCGTCCCAGTCCGCCTCATTATCCATTAAACCTTCGGCTTCGGTGACGACCCATTGCTTGAAGCTGCGCTGAGCCTGAGCATACTTCGCGTCGGCCAGCCCGCCCGACATGGTGCCGCTTGCCGATCCGATCTGCTGATCGATGTCTTGCATCGCCGCGAGCGTGTGGTCGGCAGCGATCTGCTTTTGCTTTTCGGCTGTTACGTCCGCAATGATCTTTTTCAGCCGTTCATAGGCATCACCGTGTGCCCATGCCAGCGCGGTGACGTAAGGCAGTGTTGCCTTGGCGATTTCTTGCTGCTCGTTCAGGTCTTGAAGGGCAATACTGCCGAGACGATAGGCTTCGATGCGTCCCGTTGCCGTGCTCGTCTCGAGCCGAGCCTCGGCGACGGCCTTGTCCGAACCGGCAATAAGACGCTGCACTTCTTCGTTGTGCTGTCTCTGGATGCTCGTCAGCGTTTTTGTTTTTTCGGACTGTTCGCCTTCAGCCTCGGATTGCTCCTTCAAAATCTTGGTATATTCCCGACCGTTTCCAATCAGGAGTTGGTTTGCTTTATCGATGTCAATGGCACCGTCATAATATGCCTTGAAGATCGCGTCGCGCTCGTTGCGGTTTTTGCTGAGTGCGGTCGTGGTGGGATCGTAACTCTCTCCAAGCTGACGCATTGTGTCGGCTTGCCGATTAATCCCCTCACTTTCCCCCGTAGCCCGCTCGCGATCGGAAATCTGTTGCTTGACCCGGTTTATGTCGGCAACGATCTCCGACACGTCGCGGGGCATCTCCCAATTAAAGAGATTGATGCCGCCGCCAATTTTGAATTTTCCGACGCCGTTCTTCGCATCCGCAAGTTCTTGGTATAGGCCAGCGAGTTGTCCAGGAAGATTTTGTTCGCCGGGAAACAACAACTTTCCGAGGTTGTCCCAGGCGTCCGATACGCCGACGCTGACGCCATGCCATGCCGCGGCCCATCCGCTCGTCTGATCGGCCGCATTCTTGATCCGCGCCGCCCACGCGTCGGTCACTTCGCTTTGGGCTTGTTGTGTCTGACCCGCTTCCTCCAGATCGCGGATGTGTTTCAGCGCGGCTTGATCGAACAGGCCGTATTGCTCGGTGAGCTGCACTGCCCACTCATAGGGCTTCTGCAGGTTCTCCGCCGCTTTCGACGCGGCGGCCGGAACGTCGGTTCCGAGCACGGCCGCGTAATCGCGCGACATGGCGGCGACCTTCGACCACAAAGAAGGATCGAGGTTGGCATCGGCGAACGTGCCCTCCATAGTGCGCGCGGTGATGGTCGACACGTTTGCGGCGGAGGCAATATTGCCGGCAAGCTTTAGATAGTCCTCACTCGCGTTACTAATCGCCAGCCCGTGCGCCTGGAGCGTGACGTTGAGGTGCCCGATCGACGCCTCGTACATCTGCTCGGCGGCAATCATCACGCCGATCGCGGCGGTGACGCCGGCAGCGGCCGACACCACCGGAAATGCCGCGATCACTTCCGGCACCGCCGCCACCGCGCCGCGCACCCGGCTGATGACACCACGGCCGACGCCGCCGGCGCGCCCCAGCTTGGCGAGGTTTGCCTCCAGCCGGTCGAGCGCCATGCCGCCGGATGATGCTTCCACCCGCACGGCCGCCAGATCGGCGGCCAGCTTGGCCGAGGCCGCTGACGCCACTTCGGCATATTGCGCCTCGCTCATTGCCTTGGCGGCCACCAAGGCCCGCGCCGACGCGATGGTGCTGTTGTATTCGGCATGGGCGGCTGAGAGTGCCCGCACCTTGCCGATTGTGCTTTCGGCCGCGGCGCCTTGTTCCTTCAGCCGGGCGACTTCGCTCGTGCGCGCGCCGGTACTGGCCGTGATGGCGGCCGTCGCCTTGGCGGCGGCATCGCTCTGCCCCTTGAGCGCGATCGCGGCGGCATCGAACTGCGCAGTCGTTCCCGCGACCGTGGCGCCGGTCTCGGCGGCCTTGGCTTGAACCTGATCGAGCGCGACAACGGTCTCTTCGGCCGCGCCGACGACGCCCTTGGCGTCGCCCGTAAGGACCAGTCTTGCCGTCAATGCGCCGCTGGCCGCACTCATGCCGCAAAAACCTCTTTCAAAAACCATTTAAGGCCGCTGCAACGCCTCGGTTTCCTGGCGGGTGTAGATGGTGAGTGCCTCACTCTCCATGAGCTGCAACCCGCTCCAGACACTCTCCGTGAGCCGGATGTGAAGACCCCGCGCCACGATTGGCACGGCGCCGTATTCGATCCCGTGGCGCCGCGTGAGAACCATCTTTTGCAAGACAACGGTTTCGATCCGCCATTGTGTTTCCAAGCCGAGATAGAGCCGCACCGTGTCGCGGTTCTCCGGTTCGATTGAAAACTTACCAGCGTCATCGGTCTTCTCACCCAGAGCCGAAAGCGTGGCCTCGATTTCTGCTTCCGGTACACCCATCTCCCGCCACTCACGCCGCGCCACGTCGGCGTTGAGGCCGTGGCTGCCGTTCTCGCCCCCTAAGCGGAAGCGGACGGCGTCACGAAGTTTTTTGGCAGGTAGCTCGACCGCATCATCAGATAGCCGTTGATCAGGCCGGTCTTGATGTAGCGTTTGGAGAGCGCCAGCTTCATCATCGTGTCGTCGGCGACCGGGGTACCCGTGTCATCCACAACACCGTCAAATCCCTTCAGGATTTGTTCGAGAAGGTAGCGGTCACTATCAGCCTTGGTGTTTGCCTCATCCCAGAGCTTGGTGTGCTCGTCCTCGTTGACGCGATCGAGGCTGAAGCGCGCCGTCAGCATCTTTTCGTCGACGCCGTTGTCGACCGGAACCAGGATCGGGCACGGCCAAAGGATGGTGCGGCCCGGCTTGTCGGCTTCGAAAACGAACATCTTTTTCTTGGTCTCGTCCATGTCACTGCACCGTAATCTTGAGGTCGCCGTTGCCGGTGGCGGCGCGGATGATGCCGAGGTCGGCCGAGCAGAACAGCTTGTCGTTCACGACCTGCGGCTTAGGTTGTTTGATCTGCACCAACGGCGCGTCGATTTTGACGATGTTGCCCGCCGTAACGCCGTGAACCAGCGCCAGCGGGCCGAGCGTGTTCTTCGCCGCGCGATCCATCACATCGAGCGATGCGACGGTCGGCATGTTGAAGTTGACCTGACCAGCCGCCGTGCGTTTGGTGATGTCGACGCTGGCGCCGCCCGGCCGGTCGTAGAACACGACCGAGTTGCCTTGGTCGATCTGCAGGCTTTCGAGCACCGGCGTGATACCGTGGAAGGTAAAGGTCGTATTCGCCTTGTTGAACTCGACGCCGCGCGTGAAGGCTTCCACCGCCGTCTTGACGTCGGGGATCGGCGTGTCGGTTGGCTTCGACCACAGGCCGGTCATTGCAAACCGCAGCATCGGCTTCTGGTTGGCGGTGAAGACAAACGACGTTGTACCGCGTGCGCCGAGGATCGCGTATTTGAAGCCGCCGTAGTTGAAATAGATCGCCGCGCTCTTGGACGTTGCCGGATTGAAGGTCTGGGTCGCGTATTCGACCCTGACGCCGGCGGTCGCGGTTTCGGCCCAGTCGCAGGCCTTCATCGGCACGCCCCAGCCCGGTGCCGTTCCGGCCGCACCGGAACCCGCAAATGGCACGTCGAAGGTGATGGTCATGTATTTTCCCGACCAGTCGTCGGGATCGGCACCAAAGTCGGCGTTGATCTTCTGGCCGTCGTCGTAACTTCCTTGCGCCGGATCGATCGTGACGTTCTTGGCGAAGATGCCGGTGGTTGCAGCAAGCGCCGGGTCGGTACCGAAGATGGCTTCGAGACCGACCTGCAGTGTCATCTGGCTGGCAAAAATCATGGGTTACTCCCCCTTCTTGGATGGCTTGGCTTCGGCCGGCGGCG